CATGTTCGCCGAAGACTTCACGCACAGCTATGACAAAGTCCGGAAAGCTCTCGGGGCTTTCCACCAAAGTTCGCGCAAGAGCTGTCCGCTCACCTGGTCGCAGGATCTCGAGCGGGCGATTGTACCGCTCCGCGATCCCTTCCATCTGGTCGCGGCGCTGCTTGAGACTGTCGCGCAAGCTCTCAGGCGTTGACGTGTCGATCGGCTCCACCTTGGTGCGGCCGGTGGCGATCTCATAGCCAACAGCATCTTTCGCAACCAGTTCCTCGAGCTCGGCAAGCCGGTTCTCGCCATAGGCGACGGCGGCCAGTTCGGCCGCGCTGGGATTCTCGCCCAGCTTCTCGCGCATCTGTGCAACATGGGTGCGCGCCTCCGGCAAGCTTCGATCGCGGATGATTTCGGCCGTCTCGATGATCCGCAATGTCGTGTCGATGATTTCCGGCCCGTCCGGGCTGGTATTGGCATCAAGCTGCAGGCGGGCGAGTTCGGCAGGATCCGCGATAAAACCCTGCTCGACGCGCTTGGTCAGCTGCGCACCACGCTCTGCAAGATCCTTGGCTGCTTGTGCCTCCGCCTTCGCCTTCTGCACTGCCAGTTGCTCAAGCTGGCCGTCAAGCCGCGTCCAGGCTTCGCCGTCGATGCCTTCCAGCTTGCCCGCGCCATAGTCGCGGCGCATCTGCTCGCGCATATCCGCAACACCAGCCGAATCGAGCTGGTCTGCTTGCGTTAGGTAGAAACCGCCGGCCGTTCGGCCGCGCGAAAGCCGCTTGGCCTTCTCCGCCGTGTCCGGATCGAGGATGCCGTGGGCAACAGCCGCGTCATAGTGAGCATCAAGTGCGCGCTGGCTGCGCTCGAGCGAAGAAACGGTGGCAGGGTTTTCCGGATCCAACGCCGCAAGACTGCGGCTTTGCGTTTCCTCGAGCTCGCTCGTGCGTGTCAGGAAGGCAGCACGGTTTTCCTCTTCGCGCCGCTTCTCGAGCTCGCGCTGCGCCTGCATGACATAGGCACCAGCCGCCCGATCGAAAGACAATTCGTATTCCGGCCGGATCTCGTCAAAAACGTGCTCCTTTATCTGCTCCGCCTTGAGCACCTGGAAGGCTTCAGAGAGCGCTGCCGGATCGTCCTTGAACTTCTCGTAAACCTGCTCTTGCGTGCGCTCCATTTCGTAGGAAAGCGCCTGCAGATAGGTCTTTGTGCCGGCCGCATCATATGCGCGGCCGAAAACCGTATCGCGTCCGGATGGTCGGAAGCTGCCGCCGGATGCCACGACCTTCGGTGCTTGCACGTCCAGCTCAACTGTCACCGGTGCGGCAGATGTTTCAGGCGATGCCTGGGGCGCTGCCGTCCCCTGGCCGATAAAGCGCTGCAGCGAATCGCGATAGGTCGCGATGTGGCGCGGCCGGTTGCCGTTGAACGCTGCCCAGGTTGGCGCAAGTGCCGAAAGCATGTTCGGCGTCAGCCCTTGCGATTTCAGGTCTTCCTGCAGGTTGCGGCCCGTGCGCGCGGAGTAATCCTGCTTGGCCAGCTCCCAGGCGCGTCGGTCCTGGTTCTCCGGCGAAAAGTCGCCGCCACCCATGCGGTTCCAGGTGGTCTTGGTGAACTGGTAACGCCCAGCGGCTGAACTCTTGCCATGTGGACCGTCTTCCATGATGCCGGGATGGCGTGACAGATCACTGAACAGCGCTCCGCCCTTCGGCGTGTATCGCACATTGTAACGGCCGCCCGACTCACCGCCCGCAACCGCGTTGAGGAAGGCGCGCGCTTCAGGCGGCAGATCTTCAGCCACCGGATCGTTGGTCTTGAATGCCTGTCCCTCTGGCAGCGAGAAACCACTGCCCTGCCCGCCGCCTGTCACGCGCCGCGTCACCCCGCCTTCAACGGTGATGCTTGGGCGGCCCGCAAGTGCATCGCGCGCACCAGCCGCCAGACCCTGCTGCTCGGCGCGTGCATCATTGCGATCGCCAAGCACGCCGGCAGCGCGGAACATGGCCTGCGCCACCTTCTGCTCCAATTCGCCGCCGGAACGCTCCACCGGCAGAAGACCTTCTGCCAGGACGGCCGGTGCCTTGAACTGGCGATAGGAAACCGGTTCGCGTCTCTTGTTGCTCATGCCGTGCCCGCCCTAGTAACGCTGCGCCATGCGGCTGAAGCCGCCCATCGCGCCGCCAAGGCCACCGATGATTCCCGCACGAAGCGCACGCTTGCCCATCTGCCGGTAATTGGCGGCCCTCTCCTGCAACCGGCTGAGACGGGACATTGTCGTGCCAGCATCCGTGGTCAGCCCCAGATCCGTCTCGCGGAAAACCTGCTCGCGTGCCTGGCGGGCCGATCCGAAGGAAAGATCAACTCCGGAAGCGGCATAGGCCGTGTCGATGTCACCGACCGCCTCCGCCGCAGCTGCCTTCAGCGAGCGCCGCCGATCTATGCCCTGCAGCACTTCCAATGGCTGTTCGGCTTCCGCGTCCTTCGCCATCAGCTCCATGCGTTGTTGTTCAGCCTGGCCGGCCGCGATGGACGAAACCAGGCCGATGACCGTTGCACCACCCTCCAGGATGGAGCCGATGGTGCCGGCGGTGCTTGCAGCACTTGCTGCCGTACTGCCTGCCGAAGCTGCCGCTGTGCCGGCAGCTGCCGCCCCCTTGCCGAAGCCAAGCGCCCCGGCAACGCCCGATAACAGCATCATCTTAAAGCGCCTCCTGAATTTTGTAGTCGCGCACGCGCAGACGGCCTGGCCGCTTCTGGGTGATGACAACCGTTGTACCCGTCTTCGCTCCAAGCAGTCCTGACACGGTGTAGCTGCCGGTTTTCGGCGGCATGGGTGCATCCACCGGATCAAGGGCGTCCAGCAGCGTCACATCACGCGGCTCCTGCCCGTTTGCTCCCACCGCGATCGAAGTCGTGTCCATGATGTTGAGATGAACCAGGGGAATGCGCCCTGGGCGAACGATGATGGTGTCGTCGCGCATGACCTTGTGAAACGGCATGCTCTCGTAAAGTGGCGGGCTCCAAAGCCCCACCAGAACGTCGCCGGCGAAGTGCTCGCCCAGTTCGATCGCTCCACCCGAAACAGTGAATGGTCCAAGCGTGTAGCCTTCGGCAACAGCCCAGACTTCGCGCCCCTCATGGGCCTCGAGACCCGTCACGCGGCCGGCGAGATCGCTTGTCGATGTGATCGCACCATGCAGGAAGATGTTCCTGTCGTGGCGCTCGTGGCGCAACATGCCATCGCGCTCCACGCTTAGGCGTAGGCGGTTGCGCGCATCCACCTCGATTTCGCGGATCAGTCCACCCGCCGGCGATATCCATTCGCATAGTCCGAGAATTTCTTCGGACTTGATGACCTGCGCCGCGACAAGCCGCCCGTCGCGGCGCATGCACCATAGCTTTGATGCATCCGCATCCGCCGCTGCGCGCTGGCGTTTCGTCCGCATGATGCCTTTGACCAGGTGGCTCGCCAGCAGGCTTTCGGGCACAGCCTCGAAAGAGGTCATCAGCTCGTTGTAGACGAGCGAAAGGATCTGGTGGCCGTCGCTCTCGTCCGTGTCGTCATTGAAGGCGACATAGTAGATTTTCTGCTCGAGCTCGACCGGCTCGGTGTAGGGCACGATGCCGGTCGCAGCGGTCAAAGTGAAATTCAGCGGTTCACCGGCCTTGATCGTGCGATTGGGCGCAAAGTGGACGCCCTGGTCCGTAAAAACCATGAGATAAACGGCATCAATCACTGCCAATATGCGCTCTGCTGTCTGGCCTGCCCGCAGCTTGTCCAGACGCGCAGCATTGTCACCCACGGCCTCAATGTTCAAATTGAAGTATTCGGCGGCTTGAGAGAGCGACAATGCGCCAGGCTCCGCGCCTAGATCGAAGTATCCCAGACGATCCTGAACGAGTGACGCGCCGCCGGGGAAACCCTTGCTGGCGGAAAACAGCGGCTCGAAATCGGTCTTGCCAACATCCAAGTGAATAGGGAGCGCGGAAACCGAGGTCGTGTTCACAATCTGAGCACTAAGCCCATATTCTCGGCCTGCTAGCTCACCACCAAAGCGGATCACCAGCTTTTCTTGATTATCGCCGATAAGGCCGTGCGTTACAGTAACCGTTGGTCCGAGACTGGGTAGACCTTCGAGAGCAGCCTTTATGTCTGCTAACCACTTTACGTTGTCACGCGAAGCGCTCGTATTGTCGACTGGATTACCGCTTGAATCCGTGAGAGGGATCGCCTCTGTTTGCTCTCCATCAACGGTGAAGGAGATATAGATCTTGCTCGTGACGGCGAAGCGGAGGAACACTTCCCAAACATCATCTGTCCTGGGATAGCTGCCTCCCAAATCCACTTCAGGGATCCCGTCATAGGGCCAGTCATCCACCAGCCATTCTTCGGCCGATCCGGCACGCCGCACACGGATTGTCTTGCTCATTGAGCGGTGGAAAATACCAACTGTCGCATTCTCGGCATAAAAGCCCACTTCCGGCAGTCGCGCCGTGGTGATCTCCGGTAGGTAAAGGCCGGCAACAAAGGCATCGTCCTTGAAGATATCGAGCCACTTTTCCGTGGCCGACAGGAAGTAGCGATCGCCGGAATCATGGCGCAGGCTTTTGTAGCGCGGCCGGTCCTGCGTTGCCGTTTCTGCAAATACGGTTGCGGCACCCAGCGTGATCGTCGCGCTCGAGGCGAACGTGACGCGAAGCCGGATCTGCGAGACGCCGGAAAGGCCCGCACCTGGCGCAACGGCAATCGTGCGGGCAATGGCGGTCGTTGAAAACGGCAGTGTTGCCCCGAGCTTCACCCAGGCTCCGCCGGTGAAAACCTCGCAAAAGAGACTGTGCGTGCCCGCCGTTGCCTTGATGCTTGCAACATGAATGGCTGCGACGGTTCCGCTCACATTGGCGGTCCAGATGGTCTGCGTTCCGGTATGAGGTCCGAGCGACTGCGATGCACCCGACTGACCAAGCACCGTCATGCGCGGGCGCACGATCCCGTTGTCCACCGTGCCGCCCATGTCGCGGAAACCCGATTGCGGCACCGGCTCGATATGCTTGAAGCGCAAGCCGCCGGAATAATACTGCTTGATATCGATGCGCCCTGCCAGCTGGCGGTCAAGCTCGCCGGCGTTGGCGCTGATCCGTGGTTCTGACGGCCGTGCAACCATGTCATCCCCACCTGGCAGTTGTCAGAGGGTCATTCTGCCACATGGGTGCGCCTATCGGCGAAGCGGCAAGGTTCTGGGCGATCAGCCGGCCGAACTTGCCGCCGGTCCCGCCCTCGCTTGGTGTGCCGAAAGCTTCGCGGCGCAGCTCGATTTTCAGGTCAATGTCTTGCAGGAGCGGCACAGCCAGCTCCGATGCCAGCGCCTTGCGGAAGGCGGCGCGGAAAGTGGGATCCCAGTAACGCGGATCAACGGCGACGCGGCAACGCGCCCATATCTCTTCCGCGTCGCAATGCACTTCATTGCCTTCAAGATAATAGTCCCGCAGCACAGCATTGCGGCGCGGGTCAATCAGGATGGCGAGCGGATCGCCCACCTTGTTTCCAGGAAGGTCGAAAGCGTAACTCCAGCCGCTTTTGGGCTGGTCGGCATGCCGGTTCAACTTCATCGTGCGCCGGCAGAAAGTCCAGTCATGCAGCCCGAAGGTTTCGTCCACCACGCCTGGCCAGACCGTATCGACAATGCCGCCGAGATTGGTGGCATCGTCAATTGAAAAGCTGGGCGACTGGCCAAGGTCAATCAATGCCTGGTTGACCAGCGTGGCCTTGGAGATCTCGCTTTCCATGCCGCCCAGCTCCTGCTCTTAGGCCGTGTCGTCGGTGCCGGCATCGACGGCAACCGTCACGTTACCGGTCGTCGGAACAGCCGTGACACGCATCACGACACGCTCCGGCGTGCCGGCAAGTGCCGTCATCGCTTCGATCGTATCGCCGACACTCAAAGTGTCGCGCGCATCGTTGAAGTAACCGGCCGCCTGCACAGTCGCGTCGGCGTCGGTGGTTGCGTACACATACCAATTGCACTTCTTCGACGTGCCGTTGTCATCGAATGAAACAGACGCGACACGCTGAAGCTGTCGGATCTTGAAAGCCATCGTCGGTAATCCTTTCGCTGACTGATGGAGAAGGGCCGCACCCCGCGTGCGACCCTGATTTGCGTGCCGCTTAGGTGACGGCCTGGGTGCGGATCACCGGCCGCTCGGGCGCGGTAATCTTCTTGAAGTGCAGGCGCTTGACGCCCTTCTTCTGAATGCCCACGGCACAGCCACCCATGCCGGCCTTGATCAGCCAGGGCGAGCCTTCGCGATCGGTGTGCTGGGTGAAGCTGGGCGCTTCCTGGTTCCAAGGGGTTTCAGCACCCATGGCACTGCGCGCCCACATGTAGCTGTAAAGCGAAGTGCCGTCCGGACCTTCGAAATATTCATCCGGCATCGGGAAGTAATGGACGCCCTGAACCGTCTTCATGGAGTCCTTGGTGCGCTTGGAGAAAGGAATGTTGTCCGGGCCGGCATAGCGGGCATCGGCAAATTCCTTGTAGAAGAGCATCTGCTTCCACCACATCCAGGGCATCGGGCAGAAGATCGCATCATCGTCATCCTCGCCGGCACCCGTGGCGAAGATCTCGGCCGCGCCGCGTTCGGTATCGAGAATGTCGATTGCAGCAGAGCCGTCGCCGATCGTATCGATGCCACCCAGGGCGTAGAAGGAACCGAGCGCCTGCCACTTGATCCGGTCACGCTGGCGGCGAATCGCCTTGGTGATCAGTCGTGCGATAGCGTCGCGTTCGCTCGGGCCGGACTTGTAAATGTCCTGCGTACGATACCAGGCCGATGCCTCGAAATCGTCTGGCGTGACGGAGATGGTGGAGAGATCAGGATTGGATCCCTGAACCAGTTGGATCGCGCCGGTGAGCTTGTAGGCTTCCACACGGCCTGCAACGGGAAACTTGATGACGCCCGCCTGGGTATCACCGCTCATCATGGTGCCGTCGAGGTAGCCGCCGCCTGCCTGATACTGAAGGCTGACCTTGTCCTTGATCTGCTCGCGGAACCAGTTTTCTGCCTGGAGAGACATTTTCCGTCCTTTCGTGCTGTCTCGGTCTTCCGCTTCGGGTCGATAGCCAGCAGATCAGGCGGGTCCGGTGAAGGATAGCCGCCGCTCCGCCAGGTCGCATCCCTAGTCGGTACGGCGGCCAGTTTGCGCCCGCGCGGGCGTCGTCAATTGCCGCTGAAGAGTTTCCGATAATCGGCGTCGAGCGCGTCATATTCCGCCTGGTTGAACTCGGGCGTGCCGCGCTTCTTTTCGAGGTCTGCCATGCGCGCCTTCAGCTGCTCGCGGTTCATGCCACCGCCGCCACTGCCAAGGGCTCCAGGACCGGCCTTGTTTTCGGCGAACTGACTGCGCATCCATTCCAGGAACCTGTGCCCATGTGCGCGATCGGAAAGCATCAGCTGCGCATATTCACCGGCCTCTTTCGGCAGGCCACGGTTCTGAACCATCAGATCGACAAAGGCCAGGTTCTCTTCCATGCGCTTGTCGATCGCCCTGTCCTGCTCGGCCGGTGCCAGCCCTTTGGCTTCCTCTGGCAAGAGCAATTCGCGTTCGGCCTTTGCATCAACAGGCGGTTCCAACATGCCGGCCTGGGAAAGTGCTTCCATGCCGGTCTGCCAAAGCTTCAGGAAGGCCGGCCGCTCAATGCCGAACTCCTTTGCTTTTTCTGCAATTGGCTGAAAAACAGGATCTTCGCCAAGCTGCTCGAAATGCGGCTTCAGATCGTCGCTGATCTCAAAGTCTTTCAGCCCCTCAAGCGAGAGATAATCCTTGGCATCGGCCGGAATGTCGCGCTTCGAATCGCGCTCGCGGTAACCGGCAAGCGCCTTGTTGACCTTGTTCAAGGTCTCGTTGGCATCCTGGCCGCGCAAGTTCTCCGGAAAATCATCGGGCCATTGCGGGTTCCATCCTGTCTGGCCGCCACCCTGCTCCTGGCCGCCGCCATCCTGTTTGCCGCCCGCTCCTTCATCTGAAGCGGACGCGCCGGAAGTGGAGCCACCTGCCCCCGACGCGTCCGCACCGGCGCTGCCCGTACCTTCAGCGCCAGCACCGGATCCGCCGCCCTCTCCTTCAGGGCTGCGGAAAGCTCCATTCAAGTATTTCTGCAAGATCTTCTGCATGGTCAGGCTCCATTCTGGTTGAGTAGTTTTCGCCCCTCAACAA